GATGACGAGATTACATATTGGGACACAGATGGTTGGACTTTTCTGTCAACTTCTTATGACCCAACAGGAGATGTTCTTGACGAACTTACAGTAACCGAAGAAGCAGGGTACGTAACAATATCTGTTCCAGCAGAGACTACACTTAACTGGGGAAATCAATATAAATCTGTTGTATCAGAACTACCATTTGACTTACAGGTTACAATTCCTGGCGGTAGCGGAGAGCAAGATACAGTTTGGACTCCAGTAGTTGGAACAATCTGTGTACTTGGAAATGTTACACCTGGAGGAAGTTTATAATGCCAGTTGTAAAGACTTCTACTCCCAATACAAACATTCCTCCAATTGTAAAAATTGGCAAAAAGGTTTTTAAAACAAAAATAAAGTAAAGGGAGTCTTATGGCTACAAATATGGATTTTCCTAGTAAAAAGAAAAAATATAACGAGACTGTAGAACAAACCAAGTCTACCGAATATATTGCTGTTCCAGGAATACAGGGCGAAAAAGGTGAAAAAGGTCCAGCAGGTCCACAAGGCCCTCAAGGCGAAAAAGGTGACAGGGGAGAAAAAGGACCTCAAGGTCTACAAGGTCCAAAAGGCGAAAAGGGAGACCCAGGCAAAGGAGCAGAAGGATACGACAGTCCATCTGGACAATATCCTGGTTGGGCATATTATGCTGGCAGTGAAACTGGTATCCATAGAGTTGGTCCAGAAAGAGGAGAAGATGGCTGGGTTTCTTTTTTCTTAGATATAGATCAAGACCAAACCATTGAAACATATCTTCCAAACAAATCAGTTTCTTTGTTAAATCAGGTAGCAAAAAATATTAATTTAAAAACACTTAAAGTAGGATCAAAAGTAGAAGTTAGGTATGACTTTTCTTTAGAAACATATTCAAACAATACAGAGGTTTGGATCCGAACTCTTTTAAAGAATGAGGATTTGTCTCCAATAGGGTATGTGGGGCTATTAAAGTATCAGTATCAATACGACCTATCTTATTCTCAAACCATTTTTATAACTAGTGACAAGATTAGAAACTCTGGCGGTACCCCTCAAATAAGAACAGACAATGAAGGGTCTTTTATTTTAAAAGGCATACATATAGCAGTATCATAATGGTATAATGTTCTAGGAGGAATAATGGCATTTCCAGGTTCTTATAATTTTAATTACTACCGTGGCGACACCGCTGAATTTGTGGTACGCCCAAAAACATCAAATGGTGATGCCTTTGACTTAACAGGTTTTAGTGCAGACTTTTTTATTGCAACAGCAAGAGGTGAAGGTCAGACACAGTATGAAGGCCAAGCAGTAGTTGACGGCTCAGCAGACACAATTACATGCACAATTCTTCCTGGTTTAGGTAGAAATTTAACTGCTGGAACTTATGTTTATGATGTTCAAATAGATGCAAGCGCTTCTGAAATTTATACCGTTCTGACTGGAAGCATTACAGTAACAGATGATATCTCTGGAGCAGATGAGTCATAATGGTAGATGTATTACTTAATACTGAAGATGTTGTTGTTTTAGGACCGCCAGACTCAGTTGATGTTTTAGTAGATATTGGTCCACAAGGAACTCGTGGTAGTAAAATTATTGTTGGTTCAGGAGAACCAAATGCACAAACATCTAGTGGAGTATTGCTTGGTACAACTTTAATATTAAATGATATATACATACAAACCGATCCTGGAGCAGATTATGGATATATGTACCAGTATGTTTCTCAGCCTGGAGGAAATACCTGGGTAGAAGTTTTAAGTATAAATCCAGCAATTTATTCTGCAATACAGACACTTTCCTTTTCTTCTGGGTCTGCATCTACAACTATTCCAATATCAAACATAGTAACCGTAACTGGATCACCACTTACTGCTTCAAACTTTAATGTTCAGTTTCAAATTGAAGGGGCAAACCCAATTGCAGCATCAATGGAAGTCCCCGCTTTGGCAGGGGCTGGAACAAACCTAGTAATAAATTTTGACGCAGTCCAATATAGTGGTGGTAGTTGGTCCGCATTAACTGGAAGTAAAACTGTACATTTATTTATATCTATAGTTTGATATAAAAATGGTATAATCTTTAAAGAGGTGACCCAATGGCTGTAGAAAATATAGGAAACTTAGTACCAACTAAAATTCCAGCATTAATTGATGATGCTAATATTCAAGATGCTTTAAGAGCATATCATTATGGATCGTATGATTTTGATATTGCAGAAAATGATCCAGCAGAACTTTTAGTGCCATCAATGGCACATACAATAAATAATTTACAAGAACAAATAGATGATCAGGTTGCCTTAGAACTAGCAGCAAGAGATATATCTTCTGCACAAAATTCTGCACCAGTGGCAGCAGACTTTACAGCATTTTCTGCAACAATACCAGATGGTTATATTTGGGTAGATAAAGATGCATCTGCTCCAGTTGGTTATCTCTCTGCAACATCAATTTATACGGCAACACAACCATCAACTGGATTGGCAAATGGAGTTATTTGGATTAAAAAAGGTTCTAGTCCTATGGAAATGTATGTCTATAACGGAGATACTAGTAGTTTTGATCAGGTGATTTAATGCCAACATCATTTAATTACGACGGCAAACCAGGGTATATTTATAATGCAGCAGACGACACTTGGTACGAAATATCTGGAAAAACAGATACATCTGGAACTTTTGAATGGGCTGGACCACATACTCATTTATCTTCAGTAACAATAGAAGACCACCTTGTTAGTAAAAAGGGTATTAACAATTATCTTAATCCAGCAGCAAGAGATGCGTCAATTACCTCTCCAGTTACAGGATCAGTGTGTTTAATAAGACAAGATGGTAGTGGAAACAATATTCATCAACTTCAATTTTATAATGGATCTTCTTGGGTTCCTTTTATTCCTACACAATCAGGAAATGCTGGAAAAGTATTGCAAACAGATGGTATAATAACATCATGGCAAGACGCAAGCGGACTGCCAGACATATTCTTACTAATGGGAGGATGAAAAAATGCCAGCAATTTATAAGGTTTTAGCACAAGCGGCACCAGCAGCAACTACAGAGTCAACTCTTTATACAGTTCCCTCTTCAACATCTGCGGTAGTCTCAACAATTGCTATTGCTAATCAAGCAGGATCTTCAGGAACATACCGTATTGCGGTACGTCCAGCAGCAGATGCTTCAACAACACAAAAACACTGGATTGTTTATGGAGCAACTGTAGCAGCATCAGATTCAATTATGCTAACTCTAGGACTAACCCTTGCAGCAGGAGACGTAGTTCGTGTATACGCCTCTTCAGCAAACATGTCTTTTTCAGCATTTGGTTCAGAGATTTCTTAAAAAACAAAAAAGGATTGAGGTAGAAAAATGGCTGTAAGAAAAGCAAGCGACTCCAACTTAACTGGCAAGAAATACAATGATGGTTCTGCTGGAGCAAGCAAGGTTCCAGATGTCGTAGACCCAGTAACGCCTAATACACCTACACTTACTTATTCAACTGCATCTGTACCATTTACTCCTTCAGATAAGGGAGGGGTAGCATCAACATATACAGCAACATCTTCTCCAGGAGGTTTAATAGGAAGTGCAGCATCCTCTCCAATTTCAGTAAGTGGTCTTGCAGATGATACTACCTACACATTTACAATTACAGGAACCAATGCAACAGCAACAGGACCTGCTAGCGCTTCTAGCACAAATCTTGTAGTTCCAAACTATCCATTAAGTGAGACAGATAATTTTAATAGAACAACAAGTGGAAACTTAGGAACAGCATCTGGTAACGGAAGCACTTGGGAAAGTCTTCGTGGTACTTGGCAAGCAAATGGAACAGTAGCAACCTCATCATCTACACCAGGTGACAACAATATTGCAAGAGTGTATACTAAAGGAACTACAATTACCAACCTACAAGCAGATACTTTAGGAACTGGTGGAGTAGGAGTTGCCTTTTGGGTAACAGATGCTAACTCTTGGTATGCTGCAACGGTTTTCCACTCAACTACTTCTGGTAGCAACACCACTTGCACTGGTAGTTGTGCACAAGGTGGAGGTTACTGTGCAACATGCTGTGGAAATCAACATACTTATTCGTCATACCATGGAACACAGCATTGCTGCGATGGATATAACCTTGGCTATTCAAATAACGGTGGAGGCTGCGACGACCACTATGGATTTTATTGTGTAGTATCAAGCCGTGGAAACTGTGGCTGCAGTGGAGGCTGGGGATTTTATTATGCATGTACCGCTAACGTAACCACAAACTTTACAAACTATATTTCAAATTTCAAATTACTTAAAAATGGTTCTGCCCTTGTAAATACACAGTACAACACGAACACATCAGCATACTCATCTGCTGGATCAATTTGTATTACAACATCTGGAGATGCCATTAGTTATTTGGTATATGAAAGCGCTAACAAGGCTGGATCACTTAGACATTCAGGAACATATACAGACGGTGGTGCTACAAAATCAAGACATATGGGTATATTTAAGGGGGACGGCGGTACCAATCAAGGGTCAAATGTTGACAACTTTAGCGTAACGGTAACCGCATAGTGAATAGGGGAAAAATATGGAAAATAGAGCAGCAAGACCGTGGGATTTATTTAATAAAAACATTGGTCGTGTGGAAACAGTTATTGCAGAAGAACGTATGTCTATATGCAACGGATGTGATAAACTTATTAAGGCTACCAAAACTTGTAAAGAGTGCGGTTGCTTCATGACGCTTAAAACAAAATTGCCTAATGCTGAATGCCCACTGGGCAAATGGAATAAGGTTATAGTAGATATCACTAAGGAGATATAATGTCAGAAGAAAATAATGAACAACAAGTAGTGCTTCCTCCTGTAAAAGTTGCATTTATAATTGATGGCTTTGTTGCCGATGTGATGCATACAGATGAGCGATTGGGTGCAATCTTTACAAGTAATCCATTAATTAAAGATGTAACCGCTGAAGAGGGTGGCCAGATTGCTTGGCTTAATGATAGTTACGATCCCGAAACAGATACTTTTAGCAGAGATGGTGTTGCCCCAACAGGCCAGGGTGGTGACGATATGCCACCAATCAAAATTGCTTTTATTTTAGATAATACGGTTGTTGATGTATTGCACACAGATGAAAGACTAGCAGCACTACTTTTAAATAACCCAATCATTAAAAATGTAACTGGAGAAGATGGAAATCCAATTACACAATTTGGAGATATCTATAATAGCGAAACAGATTCTTTTGATCCACCTGCTGAAGAGTTTAAGCGCCCTCCAGCAGAGCCAATGTATGAAGGTTGGGTATTAGATGAAGAACTTGGACACTTGGTTCCACCAGTTGCATATCCTCAAGATGGAAAAGTATATGCTTGGGATTTTGGTGTAAATAACTGGGTTGAAGATACAACTGCTATACCATCAGAACGAATCTTTCAAGGTTGGATATTAGATGAAGAGCGTGGACAGATGGTTCCGCCAATTCCATATCCAAAAGATGGAAAAAGATATGTTTGGGACAATCCAACTCTAAACTGGGTTGAAGGCTAAATTAAAAAATAAATAAAAAATACCCCCAAGGCATAAAGCCAAGGGGGATTTTTTTTATTTAATTGTTATTTACACGGATACTTGTTGTACCACTCTTTGTATCGTGTTCCATTTATAGAACTCCATGAAGACCAGTCTTTTCCACCCTTGGTCATATGTAGAGCAATCTGTGCATTTACCACTGGATTTAATAATTCAGAATTTGAATTTAAATCATATTTTTCTCTACGATCTGACCCAAGTTCTCCAAGCATATTAATTTGAAATACACCATAAGAACTATCTCCAGTCTTTGTGTTGCCATTAAAGGCAAGAGGACGACCATTTGACTCTGCCTTGGCAATAGCACAAGCAGACCTTAAGGCCTTTCCATCAAACCCTACATGGCGCAACATGTCAACCAGTTGCTCATCAGTTAAGTTATAAGCATTTTCATACTTTTCTAATTTTTTGTCCTTAGAAACCAAAAAAGCCACCTGTTGGGTGGCAGACTTCACGGACTCTTTAATTATTAAATTGTTTTCATTTGTTGCATTTGCAGAAGCCGAAAAAACGGTACTGCAAATAACTAACGTTAATACCCCTAGCCAAACATTTGACTCTCTCATTGTAGAATACCTCCTAGAGAACAAATGCTACCTACTGGTAGCATACATTAATTATACCATCTTTTAACCTTTTGAGTCAAATACCTTTACCAAATAAAAAATATTTATAATATTGTTATTAGTTGATGGTATAATGATAAGATTATGGCTACATTTAGAAATCAAGGCTCAGATTCTTATTCAGTTGGTTTAACACCGCCAAATG